TAAGCACTTTCACGGCTACAAAATGAGCAGCAATGCGAGTTTTGTAAGCGATACGCTGGGGTCTGAGACCGATTCGCGTGGCGAAAGTCGGGTAACAATGGTTACTCCTTTCGTTCTTACGGATCCATCTACCAGTTTATCAAAGCTGCCCTTTACTGTGAGACAGACAGGTTTGAAACAAAACCTCTGTTCTGTGGTTACTGGGACGTCTTGCCTTCCTATGGTCGGTGAGCAAATTGCAGAGTTGAAAGGAGAATATAGTGTCGTGGGTTTACCCAGCGGCATCTCCTCGATTTGCAATTCTAACAAATTCACCCTTGATGAGTCACCAGAATGTAGTGACCTTGTGTTGATTGGCAATAACCCGGTCAAGCAAGAAGCGATGAATTTTAAAACTAAAAATATTGAAAAATTTTTTAAAACTGATGTTTTTGATGATGATAGACTCAATATTACGGAAATGAAACGTATAGACAATTTATTAAATGCCCAATTGATGGCAACTGATGGAACATACGTGTTGGAAAATACAAGAGCCCCTTCTTTGGAATCTATTAAAAGTGTTCGACGTTTGGATTCTAAGAAATTAATGCGGTTTTATGCTTTTTTGGATGACTTCGAGGAATTTGATTGGCCCTTACATCAAGTTGTTAAAAGACTCAAGCAAACCGGAATTACGCTCAAATTCTTCAAAGCACATTGCGGGAATAATCCTTTATCGACTTTCATTACACATAAGTATTGTGCCGACACAAACAGAATGTTAAGACAAACCTACGTGAGTCAACAATTACGTCCAATGTTCTATGATGCTGAAATTGAAAATATTTATTTATTTGGAAAAAAGAAAAAGCGACCAGGTGGAAAGATCATACATGTTGCAGCAACTGAAATTGATAATTGGAAACTTGAATTTTGGTCTAGAGAATACTTTTTCACCATGTTCAATTGTGCTCAAAATTTCATCTTTAAAATGCACAACGAATATTATTGCATTAAAGCCAGGGCTTGGGAACACGGAGCGAAAAAGGGATTCGATATAAACCAGGCCTCAAATACCCTGCAGGTTCAAGATTATTCTCAGTCTGAAGAAGATTATCGAGCTGAATTGGAAAATCCTATTGACATTCCTTATTTTTTTTTTTATGAGAAAAATGTCCATTGCTCGTATTGTCAATTACCAGGTCATTCACCAAAAAACTGTTGTTTAAAATATGCAAACGAACAATTAGACTACTTAAGAAATGAAATTAAATATGAAGAACATATGTCAGATGCCAATTATATGGATACTATTTCTGTACCACAAGAAGGTAGTTACAAATCTAAGGCATATTTGGAAAAATTGGAAAAGGGGACTGTTAAGAATAGTAATAAACAAAACACACGAGAAAATAAGAATAGCAAATTAATTAAAAGTGCTGAGCAAGTCAGTCAATATGTTAAGCATGATCCTACATTAATGTCAAAAAGTGATCCTGGATTTTTAGCTGTTAAGGAAAATGTTGATCCGCCTAATGTTGACGACTTAGGTTTCAGAGGAGAATTGGACAATGATGCTCAAATTAGATATAATGCTACGCGGGACAAATTGTTATGCATAGTAGGCCAGATACCTGAAGTGCGTAATTTTAACTTTAATCGAGTTATGACAATGCCATTATTTGCTTTGACCAATTTCGTAACTTTATGTCTAACACCCACTCTATTACCTACAAATTTTGATGTTTTAAATACTAAGTTTTTTGATTTTAATCGCTTATTGGCTCCTGTCGGGGGAATGATGAAAATCGTGACTTCATTAGGTGCTGCTGCTAAGCAAGCTGATTGGCTGGAAAAACAATTTGTAGAAGTTCAAACATGGAAAGCTATAGAGTCTTTACCTGATGTTGATTATGATGTACGTCAAGATGCATTACGCAATAGCCCACTTAATCATATAGATACTCGTCTCATTAAATATAGTGTCTCAACACAATTGCTCCCAAATAGTTATTTCGCTAATCTTATATTAGACACTAATAAGAAAATTTACAGGACATTTCCCGTGCTTAAGAAATGGATAAAAATAATTACTAAGAAAAATCTATCCGATAAGGTTGTATCGAATCAATTGATATCGCAAGCATTACAGGGTCATGTTGCTCCACTAAGCATGCCCTTCAAAGATTGTGAATTGCGCATACACAAAGCTGTTCAAAGTAATCCAAATATTAATATCAATAAAGATGCAGAAATCAATGGGGATCCGATAGTGCATAATTCATGCAAATTGGCTACTGTCATACACGGACGCACACGAGAGGAGACCATTAAACCCAAAACTACTAAAAGATTGGAACGGAATATACTTCGTGGTTATCGAACTGGGGAAGTTCCCTTGGCTAAAATAGATCATTTAAAGTTAGGACCAGATTGCTTCATGTCTAAACCTGCGATTATACCAAAGTTTTATCGTCCCGTCATAGCTGCTTCATTAATAATAAACACACCGTACCACTGCCCTCAACCTGATCCAGAAGACCCCCATACTGTTATGGCTGGCCTAATGAAAAGAGTGTGCAGCAAGAACCCGAAATACAATATTGATAGATTAAATGCTTTACGTGAATTTGCCAAGAAACATATGCGTTCAAAATTTAAGCCCATCTCAATTGCGGAAGACACTTCATTCGAAACATGGTTAAGCAAAACAAATTACTCTGAAGATCGTAAAAATCAGCTACGCATGAAAAATGAAAACGTGACTGACATTCATAGAGATTCATTCAAAAAGGTACCCAGTTTTGTTAAGGATGAGAGTTATGATGGTTACAAATACCCAAGAGGAATATATTCAAGATCAGATGAATTTAAATGTATTGTTGGACCTTACTTTAAGTTAATGGAATCTATTGTCTATGAATTACCCGAGTTTATAAAACATGTTCCTGTTGCTGAAAGAGCAAAATATGTTGAAGATCATGTTTATGCTGATGGAGCAAGGTATGCCATGACTGACTACACTTCCATGGAATCTTCTTTCTTGGAAGAAGTGATGCAAATAGAATTTGATTTGTATGAATATTTATTATCTGAATTAATGGAAGGGCCTGAAATAATGAAATTAATACGTGAAACTATGGGTGGTGTTAATTGCATAATGTTCAAATACATTACTTTATTTTTGAAAGCTCGTAGGATGAGTGGAGAAATGTGCACTTCTCTAGGCAATGGCTGGACCAATTATATTGTTTTGAAATTTTTGTTTTACGAAGCAGGTGAAGAAGCTCACTTTGTAGTTGAAGGTGACGACGGATTAACTCGTATTGTTAACTTTGAACCAACTACGGAACAATATGCTGAATTTGGATTTACTGTCAAAATTGAATTTGTTGACGATGTCAGTTTGGGATCGTTTTGTGGGATGATTTATGATAAAACAGATAGAATTACAATAACTAATCCCATGAACGTTATTGCAGATTTCTTTTGGGTCGGTAGGACCTATGCCTGCTCTAAGGAGAGAATTCATCTCGAACTCTTACGTGCTAAATCTCTCAGTCTATTGTACACGTATCCTGGCTGTCCTATTTTACATTCCATGGCTAAATGGCTTGTTCGAATGACTAAGGATTACGTACCTAATTGGAATATTTTAGGATGGTATATGAAAGATCAACTTTTGAGAGATATGAAATTTTATCAAAAACATGATGCTGTTCTTAATAAACCTATAGGTACCAACACCCGTGAATTAATGTTTGCGAAATACAAAATTCCAATTGATGACCAAGTAGCTATTGAAAGCTATTTCGACAATAAGAATGATTTAAAAGACCTTCAATGCAATTTAATCGACCTACACATGCCTGCAATGTTTAAGAAATTTTATGATGATTATTCTGAAAAAATCAATGTTCTTGACGACCGAGAATTGTTGGATTGTACTAAGGAATTTAAAATTGTCGACCGTGATTCTTTAAATATAAAATTGCCTGAAAAAAATACTATTGAGTATGGAGTTAAAAATAAAGATCCTATTGCGTTACGTGGAATGCAAATACTTTATGATAAACATGTTGATTTTCAATTTAATGACAAAAATAAAATTGAAAATTTGGGAATATTTGAAGACGAAGAAATTTGTGAATCATCAGATAGTAGTATTATTATCGACACTACAGAAGCCTTTATTATTGACAGCGATAAAACTGAAATTTCCCCTTGGAAAATTGACAGCAATGATGATTGGGAATTTAAAGTTGTGGAAAAGCTCAAGCCTACATTTATGCAAGCTATACTAAATGAAGTAACGGAATTCACCAATAATTTGTTTCGCATGTGCCCTTCCATGTTTGATGATTCCAGTGATTTTGAAATTATAGATAACAAATTCACTTATAAAGTGTTGCCAATAATGAGGAAAGAAATATCTTATAATCCAGAATGTATAGGTGATATTTTGAAGTTTTTAAAGGCCAAACTTGATTGGTTGAAAACAAAAACAGCCAATTTTAATACGTTGATTAGGATTGGGGCTCTCAAATTATTAATTTCAATGACTAATTCAAATTATGGAAATACTAACGGTTTGCGGTACATTACCGATCAGTGCCGAAACGAAAATAATAATAGGGGTTGTTTTTTATCATTAAATACATTGTTTTACAATTTAAATATGAAGCGAAATAACAGAAATAATATAAACAAAAATATGAAGGCTAAGACTCAAAGGAGGGCCAATATGAATGCTCAAAGAAAGAAAAATAGAAAAAATACAAAATTAAATTCTCGTTTGCCTGTCATCAGAAGAAATGCGCCAAATGCCATCAGCACTCAATTACGAACCAAAAATGCTCAATTTTTTCGATCCAACGATGGTTCTGTACGAATACAACATCGAGAACCTTTAGGAATACAACTTGGACATACAGCTTTCACCAATAATCAATTTTTAGTAAATCCAGGTTTAGCTTCTACTTTTCCATGGCTGTCTAAAACAGCTCAAAACTTTGAAGCTTATAGATTCAATAAACTGAATGTAGAATTCGTGACTTCAGTGGGTTCTAATATAGGAGGATCAATTTGTATAGCTCCTGATTATAATTCTGCAGATTCCAGTCCAGTTAATTTACAACAATTAGAACAATACCAAGATGCTTGGCGTGATGTTGTTTGGGAAGATGGTGTTTGTATTATAAGACCCAGTGGAATGGGGGTTTTGGGACCTAAAAGATACATACGTGCCACTACTCTTAATTCAAATCTTGACATAAAAACATATGATGTTTGTTCAATAAATGTTGCTACTAGTGGTGTCGTTTCTGATGCTTCGCAGATCGGGGAACTGTGGGTCAATTACGACATAACTCTTTCTATACCAAATAGTTTTATTTCAGATGTACTTTCAACGGATACAGCCCAATATTTTAATTCAAATGGTGCGGGTATATTAATCACGAATCTTTTTGGAACAGCCATTTCCACGGGTGCTTTTACAATTTCAAACGCGCTTAATGTTTTGACAATCGCCGGATTGCAATTGAACACTAAATATCATGTAGATATGTTTATCACCAATACAGGCACATCCACCACAGCCCTAGGCACAGCAGCTAGTTCGGGTACCAGTGCTTTTTCAAATTATATAACCACTCTCGTTACTGGGGTGGGTTTTCAAATTAGTTCTCAATTTGTATCAAATGCATCTACAGTCACAATCACATACAATGGACCCACCGTGATAGGTACACCAACCAGTATGTTGGTTTCTGTTTATCCAGTGAATCCTGGTGCAGAATAATATTGATTTTCTTAAGTCCGGAATAGGGACCGTACTATTCAGTTTTTCGAAATGCCTCGTTGATTTACTTATAAATCTAAAGATTGCATTCCCCCGGA